AGGTGGTTTCTGCCGGCATCGCGATGGAGAATTACCGCGCTCAGTTGCAGACGTTCACGGGGTCGGCCGAGGGCGCCGGCAAAGCGTTGAAATGGATCACCGACTTTGCGGCCAAGACGCCGTACGAAATGAGCGATGTGATCGAGGGCTTTATCGCCGCGAAGCAGAACGCCCTCGATCCATTTTCCGGTTCTCTGGTGACCATCGGTAACACAGCAGCGGCTATGAATCGCACGCTGACGGACACTGCCGCCATGCTCGGCGACGCCAGCCGCTTCCAGTTCGAGCGCGCGCTCGATTTCGGCATCAGCGCGTCCGTCAAAGGCTCGAAGGTCAGCCTCCAATATTTCGACAAGGCCAACAAGAAGGTTGTTGTCGAAGTAAAGAAAGACAGCGAGGCGGTTCGCGCCGCGATGCTGTCGATCTTCGACCAGCGGTTCGCCGGGGCAATGGATGTCCGTGCTCGCACGACGGCGGGCAAATTCTCGACGGTCATGGACAACATGAAAATTGCGGCCGCGCGGGTGTGGGAAGGCGGCCTGGGTGCTTCGGTCAACCAGCAGATGGATCGGTTCTCTGCGTGGCTCAATAAGCTGGAGAACGACGGCTCGCTGAAGAAGTGGGCGGACGAGACCGGCAAGGGCCTTGGCGATTTCGTCGATGCTGTCGCCAACGCTCCATGGAAGGAAATAGCTGGCGGCATCAGGAGCGTCGGCGGCTCGATCTCCTATCTGGCGAGCGCGCTAAGGGAGTTTGATCGCTGGAAGGCAGTCGGCGTTCTGGGCGGCTACAGTGGCAACGGCCAAACAGGCGGATGGAATTACCACGCGCCCGACTGGATGAAGCCACGCGCCCCGGCCCCGCGCAGGCCCGTCACCGACGTGCCGCTGTGGGGCGATCAGTCGCGCCCCGCGCTCCAGCGCCAGGTGCCGCGCCGCCCGGCGCAGGCCGCGCCGGTCAAAGGCAAAATCTCGCTCGATATTCGCACGCCCGCCGGCACGACCGCGCGGCCCACAAAGGTCGCCGCGTCCGGCATCGATGTCGAGGTCAACACCGGCCGCGCCATGGGCGCATTCGCATGAGGGAAGCATTCGCATGAGCGCGCCGGCAGGATGGCAGAAGGGCAGCTTTCGCGGCGCCGCCTTTCGAACCGAGGAACAGGAGATGTCCGGCGGGCGCCGCGGCGTGCTGCACGAGTTTCCGCAGGCCGAAAAGCCGGTTTGGGAGGACCTCGGCCGGGGTGCGCGCCGTTTCCATATCGACTGCCACATCGTCGGCGCGGACTATCCCGCCGGGGCCGATGCGCTGGCCGACGCGCTCGACGCGCCGGGCGTCGGCACGCTGATCCACCCATGGCTCGGCTCCATGCAGGTCGCGGTGCCGCAGGACGGGTGGAGCCGCCGCGACAGCACGGTGGACGGGGGGATCGCCTGGTTCTCCATCGACTTCCTCGAAAGCGGTCTGCCGGCCCCGCCGGCCCCCACCCGCGACACGGCGGCGGAGGCCATCGCCGTCGCGGATGACACCGCCGCCGCGACGCCCGGCCAGTTCGCCGCCCGATTCTCCGTCACCGGCGCCACCGCCTTTGTCGAAACCGCCGCCGCCTCCCTGGTCAGCGGCGCGGCGGGCGTGACCGCCGTCCAGGGCGCGTTGCTCGGCGGGATCGGCCCGACGCTGCGCACCTTTCAATCCGGCCTCAATCTCCTCGGCGGCGCGGGCACGCTGGTGCGCCAGCCGCTGGAGCTTGGCCTCGCCGTCGTCGGCCTTACGCAGGCGCTCTCCGCCATCGGCGGGCGCAGCGCGGCGCGCGTGGGGGCGCTCGGCGCGCTGACCGACTGGGGCGCCGAACTGGAACCCATCGTCGGCGACACGCCCGCGCGCGAACAGCAGCGCAGCAACCAGGCCGCCATCGTGCAGCTCGTCAACCTCTCCGCCTCGGCCGAGCTGGTGCGCTGCCTCGCCGAGACCGACTTCGCCTCCTATGACGATGCGGTCGTGACGCGCGATGCGTCGGCCGAGCGACTGTCCCGCCTCGCCCTGCGCCAGGCCGATGCCGGCGACGATGACGGCGCCGCCTGTTACGACGCGCTGCGCCGTGCGATGATCGCCGACCTGACCGCGCGGGGCGGTACGCTCGCCCGCCTGTCCGTCTACACGCCCGCCGTCACCGAACCCGCCCTGGTCATTGCCCAGCGGCTGTATGGCGAGCCGTCGAGCGTCGCGGACCGCGCGGATGAGATCGTGGCGCGCAACCGCGTGCGCCATCCCGGCTTCGTCCCCGGCGGCGCCGTGTTGCAGGTCCTGTCGGATGAAGGGGCGGCGGCCAATGGCTGATGCGGCCCCCGATCTTTCGGAAAAGGTGGAGCTGGCCATCGGCGGCGCCGTCTATGCGGGCTGGTCAGAGGTCAGCGTCACCCGCTCGCTCGACGCGATGTCGGGCGCCTTCGCGCTCACCCTGTCGTCGAAGGATGTCGCGGCGGGCGTCGTCGTCGCCGTGGCGCCCACTGATCGTTGCCAGTTGAAGATCGCGGGCGAGGTCGTGATCGACGGGTGGATCGACGCGGTCTTTCCCGAAATCACGGCCGGCGATCACAGCATCCGGGTGGAGGGGCGGGACAAGACCGCCGACCTCGCCGACTGCTCCGCCATCCACCGGCCCGGAAGCTGGTCGAACATCCGCATCGAGCAGATCGCGGCCGAGCTGGCCAAGCCGCTAGGCGTCACCGTCACGGCGACGGCGTCTACCGGCGCGCCGATCCGCAAGTTCGCCATCCAGCAGGGCGAGACGGTACAGGCCGCCATCGAACGGCTGCTGCGCTTTCGCGGCCTGATCGCCGTGCCGACCGCGTCCGGCAATCTGGAGATCATAACGCCCGACGCCGCCGCGCCGATTGCGACGCTGGAGCTGGGCGTCAATATCAAGGCCGCCGCCGGGCGCCACGACCACCGCGAGCGTTTCTCCGACTATATCGTCAAGGGCCAGGCGCATGGCGACGATGAGCGCAATGGCAAGACCGTGGCCCAGGTGAAGGGCGAGGCGAAGGATGCCGGCGTCCGCCGCTACCGTCCCCTGCTCATCATGGCGGAGGACCAGGCAGATGGCGGCAGCGCACTGACCCGCGCGAAGTTCGAGGCGGGCGTGCGCGCCGGCCGCAGTCGCGGCGCGGACATCACCGTCGCGGGATGGCGCACCGCCACAGGCGGGCCGCTGTGGCGTCCCAACGCCCGCGCCCGCGTGAAATGCGCGCCCATCGGAATCGACGACGAGGAGATGCTGATCGCGTCCGTCACCTTCTCCAAGGGTGACGGCGGGACGGAGACGATCCTGTCGCTCTCGCCCCCCGGTGCCTGGGCGCAATTGGCCGAGGGCGAGCCGGCCGAGAAGGCGAAGAAATCATGAGCGCCGGACTAACCCGCCTGATGCAGCCCCTGCGCGACCGCATGCAGAATATGATCGGCCGCGCGATCCTCTCGGCCGTCAACGACGACAGCATGCTCCAGACGCTCCAGATCGAACTGACGGCGGACGAGGCGCAGGACGGGGTCGAGCATTTTCAGCCGTATGGCTTTGCCTATCATCCGCTGGCCGGTGGGGAGGCCATCGCGCTGTTCCCCGGCGGTCTGCGCTCGCACGCCGTCATCCTGTCCGTCTCCGACCGCCGGTATCGGCTGAAGGCGCTCCAGGGCGGTGAGGTCGCGCTGTACGATGACCTCGGCCAGAAGCTGCACCTCACCCGCGACGGGATCATGATCGAGAGCGCGATCGGCGTGACCATCGCGACCGAAGGTGACTTCACCGTCACGGCCGAGGGCGCGGTCTCCATCACCGCCCAGGGCGACACGACCATCGACGGGGCGGCGATCCTTCTGGGTGCGGGCGCCAGCCTGGACGCGGCGCGCAAGACCGATGCGGTGAGTGGCAGCGCCATCACCGGCGGCAGTGGAAAGGTGAAGATCGCATGACGCGCAAACAGCTTCTGGCGAAGATCAAGAAGTGCCTCTCACTGGCGGCTTCGGCGAACGAGAATGAGGCAGCGGCCGCGCTCGCAAAGGCTCGCGAGCTAATGGACGCCAACGGCGTCGATGAGGCGGAGTTGAAGCTTGCCGGCATTGAGGAAGCCACGGCACGCGCATCGAGGACGGTCCGGCCGCCGATGTGGGAAACCTATCTTTCGCTCGCCGTCACCCACTCGTTAGGCGTCATATCCTTCATCGACCTGCGCGGCGACCGCACCTTCGTCGGCAAGGGAGCCTCGGCCGAGATCGCCACCTATGCCTTCACGGTCCTCTTTCGGCTGCTGAAACGCCAGCGCGCCCAATATGTGAAGACGGTCCTTCGCCGCTGCGGTCCCGCCCGAAAGCGGCAACGTGCAGACGTGTTTTCGCAGGCATGGGCCTATGCCGTTCAGTCGAAAATCAAGGAACTGATGCCGGAACAGCCGAAAGACGAGACGCTGAACCAGTATCTGATCGAGCGCCACCCAGGGGTCGCCACCGTAAGCGCGCGCACCGCCTCCACGAGTGGTCGCAGCACCACTAACGATTTTGCGAATGGCTTTAATGCCGGCTCGAACGTCGACATTGTTAGCGGGATCGGGGCGGCCGCAGCGCCGAAGCAGATCGCATGACCGACGTCGTCGATCTCGCCGCAGCCCGCCGCGCAAATGCAGACGGCGCGCGTCAGCTTCGTCCGAGGGATGCTCTGCTCAATGCGCTGGAAGCATTGGACGCGGGGAGCATAGAGCCGACTCATATCGTCGTCTGCTGGTATGAGGAAAGCACCACCGGCTTCTTTCAGGCGGGGACAGCGAGCAACGTCACTGCGACGGGCATCCTTCATCGGGTCTGCGATCTCATATGGAGCCGGACGCGATGACCGACGTCGCGCTCCACTTCGCGTCCGACGCATGGTCGGCCGACCTTGCCATTATGGCCGGCGATCTCGCCACCGACGACGGGCTTCGCACGGCGGTCATCATCTCGCTGTTCACCGACGCCCGCGCCCGCGACGACGATCCGTTGCCGCAGGCCGGTGATGACCGGCGCGGGTGGTGGGGCGACTGCGCCAACGACGATCCCAACGATCGCATCGGCTCGCGCCTCTGGCTGCTGTCCAATGCGAAAGTGGTGGACGCCACCGCGATCCGCGCCCGCGACTATTGCCGCGAGGCGCTGGCGTGGCTGGTGACGGACGGGATCGCCCGTTCGGTCGATGTCACCTGCACGCTGTACCGCGTCGACGCCGGCCGGCCGAGCGGGGCCATGACGATCGCCATCGCCATCCAGCGCCCCGCCGGATCGCGCCTCGCCGTCGATTTTCTCTGGGACGCCGAGGCGAACCGGCTCCTCTCCACCTCGGCAGGACTCGCATGACCTTCGCCCGCCCGACCCTGACCCAGCTCATAAGCCGCATCCAGACGGATTATTCCGCGATCCCCGGCGCGGACAGCCGCCTGCGTCGCAACGTCCTGGATGTGAAGGCGCGGGCCTCTGCCGGCGGGTTTCATGGCGCCTATGGCATGCTCGACGATCTCAGCCGCTTCCTCCCGGACATTTGCGATGAGGAGCGCCTGCTACGCTGGGTCGCGATCTTTGGCCTGACCCGCAAACCTGCCCAGGCGGCGTCGGGTCCGGTGGCGGTCTATGGGTTCGATGGGAACGAAGTGGTGATCGGCACCGTCCTCGTCCGGTTGGACGGCGTCCGCTATGTCGCCACCACGGCGCTGACCATCACCGGCGGCACGGGACTGGTGACGATTGAGGCGGAGGAGGCCGGCGCGGGCGGCGCCATGGTCGCCGGCCAG